TCTTTTATTCCTCCAGGAATAACTCCATTTGAATGTATTAAATATTTAAAAGATGAATGTAGACATCCTGACACTAATAATAATTCGGATTATTTGTTTTATGAAGATTACTTAGGTTTTCATTTTACAACAATGAAAGAACTTAAAGACCAAGAAACTAGAGAAGGTATGAAGTTTTTACTTGGTGATCAGGCTCATGTAAAAGGTGGTGATGATTTTGATGCATCAAATATTATTGTGAATGTCACAGTAAAGAAAACGTTTGATAGACTTCAAGATCTTGGTACTGGTTTGTTTAGAAATAGAATAGCAGTTGTGGATCCACTAACAAAGAAATTTGATACAAGGACATTTATTTACTTTAATGAATTTGGTAACTTAAATAAAATACATGATTTTGGTGCTAGAGTAATAGCTAGAAATAGTCAGTATAGATTTATAGAAAGCTCTACACATACAAGATATTTTGCTGCTGAATTAAATACAACAACTTTAAACAGAAAAATTCCTCCAGCCTTTTCACCTGGACCTAAGTTTAGTGGTGGGCAGGAAACAGGAGATGTGGATAATTATATGGATCATCCATATATTAAAGATGTGGATAAACAAACCTTAATAGATAAAGATCCACAAGTAAGTAATCCTACAATAAAACAAAGAAAACTTGGTTTAAGAATAGCTGAAAGAGCTACAGTAGATGCTGTTGTCTTGGATGTAACTATTCCTGGTAACAGTGATGTGAAGATTGGAGATATGGTTGAGATATTTGTTCCACAACCAACTTCAGCTGAAGGTGAAGATAAAAACTTTAACTTATTTTATGGTAGAGCAGATGATGGTAGATTTGCTCCTAGATTTTTAGTTACTGGAGTTAGACACACTTATGATAATGAAAAACAAAATTATTTAACTTTAATGGAAGTCATGAAAGATTCTTATGCACAAGAGATAGAAGATATTCATGCTAAGACTAGGGAGAGTATGCAATAATGGCTACAGGAACTTATAATAAAGAATATGTTGGTTTTAATGGCTTTGTTTGGTGGATGGGTGTTGTTGAAAGCATTTTGGATCCTTTAAAGACAGGAAGAGTCAAAGTAAGATGTATTGAATGGCATAGTCCAAATAAAAATGATGTGCCAACTGATGATTTACCTTGGGCTCAAGTAATGATGCCTGTTACAAGTGCTTCAACATCTGGAATTGGAGACACACCTACTGGTATTAAACAAGGAAGTTGGGTTGTAGGTTTTTTCTTAGATGGTGAGCATGGTCAAAGACCATTGGTCATGGGTACTATTCCAGGAATACCAATGCAAAAAGTAGATGATTTAGAATTATTAAAAACATTAGGGTTCAATGATCCAGAAGCAAAATATCCAAGTTTAATTCAACAACCAGATACAAATAGATTAGCTAGAAATGAAACTGGTTACATAGGTCATCCTTTTGCTAAGTCGGATCCAAAAAAAGAAGAACCTCATCAAATGATTACAATTAAAAATCATTTAAAAGCTAACAATATTCCATTAGCATTAGGTGGTTCTTTTAATGAACCTAATTCACAGTTTGCAGCAGTTTATCCTAATAATCATGTTTATGAAACTGCTAGTGGCCATATTAAAGAATATGATGATACTCCTAACTATGAAAGAATTCATGAATATCATGCAAAAGGAACATTCTATGAAATAGCAAACACTGGAATGAAAACAACAAGAATAGTTGCTAACAATTATACTATTATAGCAGGAAGTGACTTTGCTTATGTTAAGGGTAGTGTAAACTTAACAGTTGATAGTAGTTGTAAAACATACATCAAAGGTAATTGGGATATTCAAGTGGATGGAAATGTTAGTGAAAGAATAGGTGGAAAATATAAAAGAACAGTTGGTGGTGAAACTCACTTATCTTGTTCAGGTGATCATAAGATAGATTTTAATGGTGACTCATATACAAGATATGATGGTGACCGTCATACACATACTGGTAAAGATACCTACAGTAGACATGAAAAGGGAGTTGATCATTCTTGTCCAGATGATCCACCAAGAACTAGCAAACCAAATTGTGACGATATAGATACTGCAGAAACAACATAAATAAAGAAAGGAGAACAATATGATAAAGGGATTTTTATTAGGATTACTTACAGCACTAACATTTGTATTAGTTAGTTGCTCGTCTATAATACCTAACGACGAATATAAAGACCTACCTAACCACGATCATATTAAGTGTCAAGGTAATTGTGATATTAAATTAAAATAAGGAAGCGATATGAATAATCATGAAACTTTATTAAGTCTTTTCAATACTTATACTAACGAAAATGAAAAAGCTGTTGCTGGTAATAAAAGTGCTGGTACAAGAGCTAGAAAAGCGTTAAGTGAAATATCAAAACTGTGTAAAGAAAGACGTAAAGAGCTACAAGAAATGAAAAAATAGCTCATAAATAGTTTAGAGGTACTAAATGGCAACTCAAGATCCAAATTCGGTTTTTTATAAAGACTTTGATATAGTCTTTAATGTACATCCTGTAACAAGGAAACTAAGTACACTAACGAATAGTGATGCTATAAAAAGATCTTTAAAAAATATAATTTTAACAAATAAACTTGAACGTCCATACAATCCAGAGTTTGGTAGTGATATTAAACAAAGATTGTTTGAAACTCATGACGGTACAGTTGCAGATGACATAGCAACTGATATTGAGTTTGCAGTAAAAAACTTTGAACCAAGAGTTAAATTATTGGATGTTAGAGTTGACGAAAGAATTGAACAAAACGGTATTATAATTACCATAGTGTTCAGAGCTCAGAATAAAACGACTCCTGAAACAGTTAGTTTTTTCGTTGAGAGAGTAAGGTAATGGCAGTAGCAAATAGTGTATTAAGATCAACAGAATTAAATTTCAATCAGATTAAAACAAATCTTATAAGTTTTTTAAGAGCTAAACCAGAATTTGTTGATTATGATTTTGAAGGCAGTTCATTGAATACTTTAGTTGATGTATTAGCATATAACACATATTATAATGCAATGTATACAAACATGGCAACTAATGAAATGTTTTTAGATAGTGCACAACTAAGAAACAATGTTGTAGCTAGAGCTAAAATGATTGGATATACACCAAGTTCTGCTAAAGGATCAGAAGCTACATTAAATGTTGTTATTGAACCATCAACAAATGTTGCTAGTGTAACAATTGCATCTAATACATTGTTTACATCAACAATAGATGGAATTGATTACAAATTTACAACAGATAGAGCTTATGCTCTTTTACAGCAAGATAATTATACAGCTAATAATATTGTAATTAAAGAAGGCGAACCTTTAAGTGAAAGGATTACTAAAGATAGTACTTCAACACAAAGGTTTATTTTATCTAATGATAATATTGATCTTAGTAGTTTAAAAGTTGATGTACAGACAAGTACATCCAATAATTCAGTAACTGTCTTTTCAAGAGCTACTGACATAACAGAAGTTAAATCTACAAGTAATGTTTTCTTCGTAGATGAGAATGAAGATGGTAAATATGAGTTAATTTTTGGAGACGGAGTACTTGGTAAAGCATTGTCAACTGGAAATATAGTTGTAGCAAAATACAGAGTTGTAAACGGATCAATTACAAATGGAGCTAACAACTTTGCTTCACCATCATTGATAGGTGGTCAATCAGATTTTGCTGTAACAGTTGCTTTAGCGGCTAGAAATGGTGCTAATTCAGAATCTATTGAAAGTATAAAATTTAATGCACCTAGGAACTATCAAAGTCAAGGCAGAGCTGTAGTTAAGAACGATTATTCAAGAATTTTGTTAGCAGAAGCACCTGATCTTCAAGCTATAAGTGTATGGGGTGGTGAAGATAATAATCCACCAGTATACGGCAAAGTTTATATCTGTGCTAAACCAACTGTAGGTAATGTTCTTTCTACACAAAGAAAAGCAGAATTAAAAACAATACTACAAAGTAGAAATATTGTATCAATTGAACCAGAGTTTGTAGATGCTAATTTCTTATATGTTATTCCAACTATTACTGTTAATTATAATGCTGCATTAACGACATCAAGTGCTGGTGTAATTAGTAATAAAGTAAAGACAGCTATTAACAACTTTGAAGCAACAGAACTAAGTGTGTTTGATAAAAAGTTTAGAGAAAGTACATTCGTAAGAAAAATTACAGAAGCTGATGTTAGTATAGTTAGTACTCTTTCAACATTTAGAATGATGAAAAGATTTACACCTAACCAAGGTAATGCTACCACTTATAATTTTGCATTTAATAATGGTATACATCATCCACATGCAGGACATCTTGGAGCTATTAACAGTTCAAGTTTTACTTTTCAAGGTCAAACAACATTTTTAGATGATGATGGTAATGGTAATATAAGAATTTATTATCTTGGTGATAATAACATAAGACAGTATCTAAGTAATGTTGCTGGTACGGTTAACTATGCTACTGGTTTGATTACTTTAGATAATATTAATATTACAAGCTCAGGTGATATAGAATTATTTGCTAAGCCAGATATAAATGATCTTAACTCTGTTAGAAATAACATAATATTAATTTCAGGAACGAGTATATCAGTCGTTAATGATGAAACAGGAGCTGTAGAAAGTAGAGACTTGAATGCTACAACTTCAGGTTCAACAACTACTGTTAGTACTTCATATACTGGTACTACTCAAACAGGAACAA